GGTGTTCGTGGATGCATCGATTGCGGGACCGGGCAACGTGATGCTCGTTGCAGGGAACCAGGTGGAGATCGCCGGATGGGGCGCGCTTGACGGTGCATACCTGATCGAGACAGCGCGGCATCATCTCGAGCGCGCGAGTGGCTATACGACGTCGATCGCGGCGCGACGGGTGGGAATTATATGAATCATCTTATTGAACATCGCGAACGAGGTTACTCGGAGAACCCCGCGTTTCGGGTCGGGATCGTGCAGCAGCAGGATGCCGCGCGCGCGAAAGTTCGCGTGGTGTTTCCGGATTACGACCAAGTAGTGAGTTGGTGGCTTCCGGTGATTTTCGCGAAGACGCAAAACGACAAGGCGTACTGGATTCCCGATGTTGGTGAGCAAGTCGTATGTCTGATGGATCTGCGCGACGAAGCGGGCGCGGTGCTCGGCGCGATTTACTCGGAAGCAGACACGCCGCCGGTGAATAGCACCGACAAGTTTCACCTTGGATTCAAAGATGGCGCGAGTTTTGACTATGACCGCGCCGCGCACGTGCTCGATCTGAAATTTCAGGACCATGGCGAAATCAAGTACGACGGTGGCGCGCATTCACTCACGATGAACTTGCCGACGGGCGCGACGTTTAATCTCACGGCGGGTGGGGCGCAAGTGCAAATCGATGCAAACGGAAACGTGATCATCAAGGCTGCCGGACAAGTGCAGCTCGGAAATGGTCAACTGGCCGGGGTCGCGCGGCTGGGTGACACGGTTCGCGTGCAAGATGACGAGGGCGGCATGCTGACGGGATCGATCGTGACCGCGAGTATCGACGTGTTGGCGGGGTAAGGCGATGCCAGCAGGAGCAATAACGCTCGCGGATATCACGTCGGCGGACTGGTCACTGGAGCTCGGCACAATCGGCGGCGTGGTGCAGAACATTGCGGACGTCGAGCAGTGTCTCGGAATAATCGTGACCACGCCGCGTGGGAGCGATCCGCTACGGCCGACGTTTGGCGCGGACATCTGGCGATACATCGATTCTCCGATCGACGAGGCGTTGCCGGCGATCGTAAGCGAGCTGACATCCGCAATCACGATGTGGGAGCCGCGCGTGAATCTAATTTCGGTGACGGCGCAACCGGTGAATGACGGCGGCACGCAGTCGGGAGCGCATCTTGACGTGACCCTCACGTGGCAGCTGAAGCTCGGCGTCGCGCAATCGCCGATTCAGATCACGACCGTGACAGTCCCTGGAGCGGCGGCCTAACGCGGCCGCGCGCCGAGGGCGATGAAAGGATGAGTTGATGGGCGCAGGAATTCCATCGCTGCCACCGCCGACCTTCGTGAACGACGCGGACGGGCTCGATCCGAACAAAGTTTTGGCCGACATGATTGCCGAGTTCGAGGCGGCGTCGGGACGCACGTTGCAGCCGGCGCAGGTCGAGCGGCTGCTGATCAACCTCTACGCGTATCGCGAATCGCTAGTGCGAAACGCGATTCAGTTTGCGGCGGAGCAGAATCTGCTCGCATTCGCGTCGTTTCCGATGATCGACTATCTCGGCCAGTTGCTCGGCGTGAGCCGGCTCGCATCGCAACCCGCGGTGACGACGATCCAATTTACGCTGACCTCCGCGCTCACGGTGCCGTTCACTATTGCGGCTGGAACAATGGTCGGCACCGGCGACGGACACTTTACATTTGCGACGAGTGCGAGAATTACGATTCAGCCGGGCGTGACGACGGCCAGCGTGGCGGCGACGGCGACCGCTCCAGGAGCTGCTGCGAACGGCTATCTGCCCGGGCAGGTGAACGTGCAAATCCGTCCGAGCGCGCTGATCGCGAGCGCGATCAACACGACGACGACCGCGGGCGGATCGGCTCCTGAAAGTGACGATCATCTGCGGACGCGAATCCAGGCGGCGCCGAACCAATTCAGCGTGGCGGGTCCGGTCGGCGCATACAGATTCTTCGCGATCAGCGCGGATCCGTCGATCATCGATGCCCAGATAATCAGCCCGGCGCCAGGCGTTGTGAATGCGTACGTGTTGACGGGGCCGGTCAGTGTGCAGCCGGCGGCGTCGCCAAATAGCGCCGGGGTTGCGAGCGCGTCGATCCTCGCGAAAGTCGGGGCGGCGCTGAACGCGGATAGCGTGCGCCCACTTACCGACACGGTGAATGCGCTCGCGGTGACTGAAATCGATTACCAGATTACCGCGACGGTCACGCTTTACTCCGACGCCGATCCGACTGCGACGATCGCGGCGGCAACCGCGGCGGTGCAGGAGCTTGCGCTCGAGCTAGCGGCGAAGATTCGGCGTGACATCGTGCCGAGCCAGATTATCGCGGCGCTTTCGGTGGCTGGCGTTTACGGGGTGACACTCACCGCGCCGGTGTTGACGACTCTCAATGCGGGACAGTGGGCGAACTGCACAGCGATCACGTTGACCACGGCGTTCGCAGGGGAGCATAGCTGATGCCCGAACTTTCCGCGGCGCCATCGATCAACGATTCGCGCACGCAGACGCTGCTGGAGTTGATCGCGCGGCTGGCCGATCTCGACCTGGCGCCTCTGCTGATTTATCGGATCGACTCGGTGCCGGCAGGGGCGCTGCCATTTCTCGCGTGGCAGTTCGACATCCTGTCGCCGCTATGGCAGTTGATTGCGCCGGTGGCGGTTGGGGTCGATGCGCTCACCAATGTCGACCTGCTGATCGATATCGACAATCTGATCGAAAGCGGCGGAGTGGTTTCAGCCGACAGTCTGAGCGAGGCGGCGCAGCGCGAGATGTTGAAGAGCGCGGTGCCGTTGCATCGGTTTCGCGGAACACCGTGGGCGGTGAAGCAGGCGCTTGCGGCGCTCGGATGGACGCAGGTCAGTTTGCTCGAGGGGCAAACGCGCTGGGGCGGAACGGCTTATCCGGCGAGCCAGGGATGGGCGGTGTTCCGGGTGATGATCGGCCTGGTGAACGGGCAGGCAGTGCCGAGCGGAGTGATATCGACCGCGGCGGCGGCGGTGAACTTTTTCAAGCCGGCGCGCGCGTGGTTGGACTCGATCTGGTTCGTGACGCCGCCGGCGTCGGACGTGGCGCCTAAACCGTCCGACAAATTCACGCTTGGAGGAATTGTCCGATACCAAATCGACGCGGCGCGAATACCTACTGACAGCGGACTGGCAATAGCTATTGTGTCGGCAGCGATGGTCGATGCGTACGGTCCGAGCGTACCTATTTACGATAGTCATTATCGGCATAGCGGGATCACGTACGGTGTCAACGAACCAAGAGTGGCGGATTCAGCGCTGGTCGTGAACGGCGCGGCCGTCTTGCACGGAGGTTAAGATGAAAAGTCCGGTTGGAATTGTGCGGATCCGGCTGCTGGAACGAGGGCGCCTGCCATGGTCATGCGAGGGGCGCAATCTTTTCGTTAACGCGGGGCGACCCGCGCTGGCGGCCCTGCTGGGCGGCGATACCACCGGAGCGTTTGCGGTGGCAGTGGGGTTTGGATCAGGACTGGCCGCACCTGCGGTGACAGACATCGCTCTGACAGCGCCCGGATACTACAAGGCTCTCGACAGTCACAGCGAGGACGGCAACGGCAGCGTGACGTTCAACTGGTCGCTCACGGGCGCAGATACGGGAGCGCTGGGCATTACAATTCAGGAGCTGGCGCTATTCGCGAATCACGCGAGCGCGGGACTCCCGGGCACTACTGCGCCGACGCCGATGCTGGCGCGCAAGACGATCGCGCCGATAGTTTTCGGAGCGGGAATGAGTATCAGCGGTACGTGGACGCTTACCTTCTGAGGTAGTCAATGGCTACACTAATCGATGCAGCAGGGTTTACCTCGAATGAGGTTTACCAGATTCAAGCGACCGATCCGGTCGAAGGCGCGGCGAGCGGCGCGAGCTTCAGTGGCACCGGCATTTCAAATCAACCCCATCAGCAGCTCGCGAATCGGACCGCATTCCTGAAGCAGCGCCAGGACGTGAACATCGGGAATATCGGCGTCTTGCAGGCGTTCATGGGGGCGTTCGCGGGTTCGATCGCGGGCAACGGATATCTGACGATTCCGGTGGCGGATGTGAATCGCGGATCGATCGTCGCGATGGTGGAATGGGGCGCGCTGTTTCCGGGTGGCGGACTGGATCAAGATACCAGCTACTCGGTGACATGGCCGGCGGCATTTCCAAATGCCTGCCTCTGGGCGTTGGCGACGCTCTCGAACTCGAAGGCGAAGTTCAACACGGGCAAGCTGATAATCGATGTAGTCAGTTTCACCAGGACCGGGGGTGTATTTCAGTCGGACTTCATCGGCGGCGCGGGTCCGGCGCAGGCTCCGAACGACGGCTTTTACTGGATGGCGATCGGATTCTGAGCGCGGTCACGCGAGGGCGGCGATTATTTTTTCCATCGCGATTCCGCGCGAGCCTTTGATCAGCAGTACGTCGCCGGAGTGGACCATGCCGGCGACCGGATTTGCGGCCGCGGCGGAATCGGGCGCGACCAACACGTTGGGTGGGAGTTTTGATCCTGCGACGACTTCCAGCGCGGTGCGCATTTCAGGGCCGACGGCTACGAATCCGGCGGGTTGCTCGCGCATGATGTCGCGGATGGCGTCCTGATGCGCGGCCGCACTCATCGCGCCTAGCTCGAGCATATCGCCCATCGCGATCACGAGGCGTGCACCGAGGCCGTCGGCGACTTCGCGCGCTGCGGAGAGTGCGGCGCGAATCGAGCGTGGGTTGGAGTTGTAGCTGTCGTCGATCACAACGATTCCGCGAATTGTCGAGGTCGAGAGGCGGCCGGCGACGGGCTTCACGCTCGCGAGCGCATCGGCGATTGCAGTGAGGTTCGCAGCGTCGAAGGCGGTCGAGTGCATCGCGGCGACACCTGCTATCGCGGCGGCGCAATTCAGGGCTGCAGTTTCGCCGAGGAGCGCGATTTCGGTTTCGACGAACGGCTCGACGCCGGCGGAAACTAACGTGGGGTCGATTTCGATTCTGATCCGCGAGCGGGCGCCGACGCTGCGATGGGCGAGCCGCACGCCG